CATAGGCAATCGCACTGCCCTCGTTCTTCACCGGAGCGGCGGAGAAGCCAGACAGTTTGGTTTCCTCTTCAAACGAACGCTCGGAAGTCTCGGTCTCGTAGATTTCCTTGTGCTCTTCGCCGTAGCGAGCGTACTCCATGCCGAACAGGGCGTTCAGGCCAGGGAGCAGCTCTTTCAGCAGTTGTGCGCGTGAAATAGCCATGATTTAGCTCCTTGATTAAACGCCAGAAGCGATAGTGGTGGTATGAATCTCAAAGTTCCAACGAACGATGACCTCGGGGAACACAACGTTGCCAGAACTGTTGACATAAGACGTGTCTTGGACAACGTCAACAACGTTCATGGGCAGTGTTCCAGTGGTTGCAGACGATGCAACGGCTACGCGGCTATCGCCAGTAGACGTCAAACCGCTGTTTTGCACCAAAGCTACGTTAGTACCGATAACGGTAAATTGCGTAGTAGAGGATGGCAGCAAACCAGAAGTCACATCGTCAGCAGTTGCGCCAGTGGCGATCACAGCTTTGAACAGGGTGTTGGGGTCATTACACACATAGGCGGTAATGAACGTACCCGTAGGGGCTGCGGTGTTTGCAGGGAAGAATTGGGCAAAAGTGGTTTGGCCTTGCGCGTTAACGTAAGAACAACCCAAGAAAACGCCAATGACCTGCGAAGTCGTTACGGTTGCGCGAGCGGTCGTAATAGCAGATTTAATAATCGTGCCATCGTTAATCATCTCAACAACATCACCGTAAAAAATTCCAGTGTTGTATGCCGAAGCAATCCGATACTGGCGAGTAGCGCCCGCGAAGGGTGTACCGCCGTACAGATTGATCGGCTTCAAGCCGTAAGGCCTGTCGATCGTAGGATATGCCATTTAAGACTCCAAATTTATGAACCTGAACCGAAAGTGACCTTGGATTTCTTCTCAGAGAAAAGGGGCATCCGGGGGTCATTCTCACGAAGGAAATTGTTGTCCACCGACTCCACTTGAGCTTTGTTCTGGCCTTCGTAGTGTTTCATACGCTGACCCAAAAACTCTTCGGGGATACGGCAAAGCAACAGCCCGCCCATTTCGATACCGCCTTTGAAGCGGCCATCTACAGAGGCGTACATCATCATCTCGGGGTAATCCTCTGCTTTGCAGGGTTCATACCCTTCACGTAGCCTACTAGAGATATTGCTGGGATCAGCTTGACCCATCGTCGAAGTACGCACCCAACGGTGTTTCCACCCGGGGCGATCTTCAGGCGAAGGCAGCACTTCTGGTGCCCGCCATGCTTGCGGACGCGCAGTAGCAGCGCGAGACTCCATCTCACGAGCGAGACGATTCTGACGCGGCGTTGTAGCCGTTTGAGCTTGTTGATCCATCATTTACCCCTATTAAGCAAAGCAACCTGTTTAGCGTATTGTTCTAAAGGAACCCCAAGACGACGCGCAATGTTCGCTTCGGACGCCTTCAACCTAATACGATTTGGCGAAGAACTGCGGGAAGCCGGAGCTACCACAGTAGATTTGGATGCACGGGGTAAAGGCTCGTCGTCCTCTTCCACCGGGGTTGACCTCTTTCGTGGAGGCGGGTCATTTTCCTCTTGGCTCTGAGACTCAAAGTACTCAGGAAATCTTTTCCGCATGGTACGGTCAACGGTCTTAAAGTACTCTTCCGTACCAATATAGTCTGCACCATACTCCTTCTGCAATTTTTTGTCAATACCCATTGCAGTCATAGTCATCTCTTCATCCGGGCCAAACCAGTCGCTGTTGGCTTCAATCCAACGCTTGGTCCGGGGAGTGATATTTGCAGCGGCGGGTTCTGCTCGGGCGGGGACAAAATTCTCTCGCTCATCAACCTCAATTGGCTTGAGCGTTTCAGCCTTGTCCATTTTCAAAGTGGCTTTGGCTATCAGCTCCTGGGCCGACACAATAGCGTCAGCGTCGCCAGACTCGTACGCTTTACGGTACTTGTCCTTGGCAGCTTCAAGCTCAACTTGAGCCGCGCTCTTTGAAGTCTCGATGTAAGCCTTGCTGCCAGTAGAAAGCTGCTGCTGAAGCTGCTTGTTTTGCTCCCAAACCTGCCTAGCAAACTGCTCAGCGGCCTCGCGCTCGCGCAGAGCTTCCTCTTTGGCACGACGTTCGTCGTGGTAACCCCGAGTAAATTTCTTGATTCGGGCCTGGACTTTTTCATCATAAGAGGCAAGCTCGTCGTCAGTGGGGTCCTCCACTGGGTCTTTCATCGGCTTGCGACCCCGGTCTTGTACCGGCGTATCGTCCTCAACCTCAACTTCAAGTTTTTCGTCTTCGGCTTTCACCTTGGCTTTTTCTTCCTTCTCATCAGGAAACTCAAACTCTTCACCTTCAAATTTTTGGGTTGCCATAGGTTACTCCTTACGCAGCGCGGGTGATACCACGCGGGTCTTCCACAACGGCCTCGACCGACTCATCATTGATGATGCGGAACTCTCGGCCATGAATCTTCAAGCGGGTGCCTGAATTGGGTCGCACGATGACAAAGTCACCTTCTTTGCAAGACGCACCGCTTGGAAAGCGGGTGGTGTCCTTGTAGCAGTCAGGGCCGAGCTTGACCACGAACAACACGGGAGTCAGAACCTCCTCGTAGTGCATGGTCTTGGCATCTTTAACGAGCCCAACCTCACTGTCTGCATACTCCTCCATCGCCTCCGGAACAACGCAAAGCATGCGATACGTCTTAGGGTCAGGAAGTTGTTTGGCCTTTTCTTCGGCGGTTCTGTTCAGAATGCCAGAAAGGTCCACTGCGGACACGTCATACTCACTCATCGTTCATCCTTTGCACGAGGTCGTTAATGATGTTGTCTGCGAGGTTTAGACCTCGGATTACCCCACAGACCTTCTTGTATTCGTCAAACGTGTCAGCTCTACTCGCAGCCAAGTAAGCAACCTGCTCTTGGCGAAACTTCTCAATCTCTTTCTGCACGAGTGCCAGCACTCGGATTTCATCAGCCATTACGATTTGCTCCTTTCGGGTTGTTTCTGCGGACGGTTGGATTGCGCTTTATCTTTGGCAACTTGCATGCCAAGCTTGACTCCTTCAAGCTCCATAGTCTTGCTGAGCTTGTCTCGTTGTGACGCGGAATTCGCCGCAACCTGCATCGCCGCAATCTCTTTCTGCGCCTCAATACGGGCCTTCTCAATCTCAAGCTGATCGGCTTTGGCCGCAGCCTCCATCGTCTGCTTCTGAGCCTTGAGTTCGAGGTCCTTCATCTTGATCTGCAACTCCTGCATCTGCATTTGAATCACAGGGTCCTGCATCTGCTGCTGAGCCTGCTGCTGTTGAACTTCCTGCTGATCACGCTGGAGCAACTGCTGCGACGCCTGCGCCGCCTTGATGGCAATCTGATCTGCCATCTCCTGTGGGACCTCCTTGTTGGCTTCTTCACCGGGCAGCACCATACCCATCGCCTCTTCGATCTGACGGCGATACTCCATTGCAACGTGCTCGTTGATATGCGCCATCGCAGCAGCCATAATCTGCTGCGCCATCGGATTGCCCTGGACAATCTGTTGAATCTTCGGATTCTGGATCGCAGCCATGTGAACCTGAATGTGTGCCTGATGGTTCTGCTCGATAAACGCCTTGACTGGCTTGTTGGTCAGCAGACTCTGGTTCTCAGTAACAGGATCGGTCGGCACCATGTCGTCTTCAATCGGCACAAGCTTGGCCGCATTCTTCACACCCAACACCTCAATCATCTGCCGGTGCAGCAGCGGCATGTCGTAGAGCTGCGGCGAGGCCTGGGCGAGCTGGAAAACTGCCTGATACGTGGCAATTTTCTGGGCCATCGTGGCGGCGTTGGGATCACTCACTGGGATGACATCGACCATGTCATAGTCGGTTTTCTTGGCCTTGCGCGAGCCATCGACCGGCTCGTAGTCATACTCCTCGGGCGTATAGTCTGCGATGATGACTTTGAGGAGCTTGAACTCCTGCTTCATCGAGAAGTGCATCCGCGCTTGAACAGCGCCCATCACTTTCAACTGCCGCTCCAGCAGCGCCAAGGTAGTACCCACCGGGGCCTGAGCGTTCATGTCGCTCACGTTCATGTCGCCAGAAGAGGCAAACGCACGGCCCTCTTGCACAATTCTGTCAAACAGCGTGTACAGAACCTGACTCGGTTCCTTGTACGGTAACGGCAGAATGTTGTCGCGGATCGACCCGGACGGCACATCCACATCCCTAAACTCGCCCGGAGCGATGGGGGTGTCGTCACCCTTGACTCGCAGACCGCGCGACTTCAGGCCACCGGGCAGGTTCGACAACGTACCCGCATCCACCAACTGGCGCATCAGCATCGTTGCGCTCTTGGCGTATCCACCAATCAGGTGGATCAGACCGTAGCCATAGAAGCCAAAGCCCGGAATGTACTGATAGTGAACAAAGTGGTTGCGCTTGAGGTGCAGCTTGTCCTCTTCGTACCAATTACGGCGAATGGCCAGCACCTTGCGAGTGCCCTTCTCCACCGTCACCACGTACGGCAGCGCAATACCCGTGGGCTTGCCCTTCTTGTTCTTATGCTCGTAACCCGGCAGGTCCAAGTTGACGTGCATCTCAAGAATGCGGTAGCGGTCATCCTGAATGGCCGACATACCCGTCTCTTCGGCTTTCTGCTTCTCAATGTCATCCAACTCGTGGGACGGCTCCCCCAAGTCAACGTCCATGTAGAAGCCCGCCTCCATGAGCTTGGTGATCTCGTTCTCGGTCTTACGCATCACGTGCGTAACCCGCTCCGCCCGCTCAATACTCGACGCACCGTACGGCACCACGATGTCTTCGGCGGGGATGAACACCGCCGCCTGACGGCCATAACTGGGGTCGTAGTACACCTTCTTGAACGCCGAACCAGCAATCGGTAAGTTCCACAACAGCTTCTCATGCTCCGGGCGGTACTCAGACATCACTTCAGTGAGCTGATAATTCATGTCATCACGCACGCGGGCGGCGGCCTCTTCAACCTCCGGAGTGTCCTTACCGATGATCACCGTCTTCACAGGGCCCATCGCCGGGAACGTCTCAGTGATACCCTCACTCTGAAACCGCACCACACTCTCCGTGAGCATGGGGTGGAACACACCACAGGCCCCGTTCCACGGCTCCGTGCGGTCTTCATACTTCAAACCCAGGAGTTTGAGACCCTCAACGTAGGTCTGCATCCACTCCTTGCGGTCCATGATGTCTTTACCAAAGTCCTCAACCAACTCTCCACCAAGCCGGTCTAGCTCACTTGCGTCTATGTACTCCGCAAGGTTGGCCTCGAAATCCTCCCCGCCGGTGTTTTTCCTAGGGGCAAGATCAATCTCCAAGTCCCCAAGACCGATCCTTATTTCCTCGGGGTCCTCGACTTCAATCTCAATCATCGGCCCATCTGTGGGGATGTCCATCAACCCTTCGGGCGCTGCATACAAACCTTTTTCCATTGCCATAATGGCTCCTTAAACCGTGTAGAACCGCTCTCTGCGGGGACTCTTGAAATAGACAGTTTCTTCGGGCTCATCTGTGGGCAACCGCAGAAATCCGCCCTGCCTAAACCGCATCAACGCCAGCGTCGTGGCGTCCACCAAGTCATCGTGCTCACCGTTGGGAAACTCAGCTATCTCATCGACCAACTCTTCGGCCCAACGAGTCCTCGGTACCCAGACCTTACCCGACGCGATTATGTCGGAGACAGCGTTCAGGCGGGCAATTTTGTCCTGGCCCTTTGACGGCGTGTACTCCTGAACAGGCACACCCATCGCCCTCAAGTCGTATATCAACGGCGCACCAGACGCCTTTTTCTCAACGATCAACGCATCGGGTTCGTAC